CAAACAATCGGTAGAGTGATCCGCAAGGGGGCAACTGATAAGGCATACGGTTTAGTATGTGTTCCAGTTTACTCTAAAGTCGGTGTTTCTACTGCACGAAAGGTAGAGGCAGTTGTTGATACAATTTTTAATAAAGGAGAAGCAGCAGTATCGGTTGTCAACAGATGACCGATCTGCTATAATACAATCATTCGGAGGATTCCATGAAGTGCGAAGTTAAACTCTATGTTGCTGGACAGACTTTCAGCGAAGAGGTTCACGCAGTAAACTATCAAGAAGCACGACAGGTTGCTCTTGCTAGAAACCCAAACGCCAAAGTTATTAGTGTAAATGCCAAGTTTTAAAGAAGAACTACTCACACTGCTGAAAGAGAAAGCATACCGTAAAGGGGAATATACCCTTTCTTCTGGTCGTAAGAGTGAACACTATGTGAACTGTAAACCAGTTACATTAAGTTCAAGAGGACTTACACTTGCTAGTCTAATGTTATTATCAAGTGTAGAAGAAGATGCTGTTGCAGTTGCAGGTCTGACACTAGGAGCAGATCCTTTAGTGAGTGGTGTTGCTGTTGTCTGTGGTCTTGATAAGATCAA